ACCAGGTCCTTGTAAAGGATAATTTAGTAATACTTTGTTACTGAAATTTGGATCTGAAGTATATGAACTATTAACGGTTGCAAAAAAAGTACTATCGGTGTCTGGCCATATTACATTTGGTAAAGGTATGGTTCCGCCATCTATTGTAATACCTAAATGATCAGCTGATAGCGTCTTTACATAAAATTGAGTGGTAAGGCCAACTTGAGAATTTGCATATGAAGGTACATTTACATCGTTTACGTCTTGCTGGTTATAAACAGCATTAGTTTCATATGTAACGTATATGGTGGGTACTGCTACAGTACCGTAACCCATTGATGGTAAATCGTCTATATAATAAAAATCTACAAACCCTGTATAACCAACTAATGTACCGCTGAGTGGACTATCTTGTATATTACCTGATGAATTAATGTAAACAGGCGAGAAATTACTTGCAGTTAGTGAAGTGACAACATTACCTTCAAGATCAGTAAACCTCCACCGCGGTCTTAATTGAGCATATTTGTTGTTAGGGGTTGCAACTTCCCAAGGTTGAGATAAAGAATTATCTACATATAAATTAAATACAATATTTTGTAAATTTACATTAGATATATTAAACTGAAACGTTAAAGGGGTTGCCTGATTTAAGAATCCTGGCGGACAAGATTGATAACCATGAAACAAAGCACCAGAAGATAAATTGTTACCGACATCTGGCCATTTAGTATATACCCATGATAAATTGTCTACAATATAATTCCATACTGTAAATGTATTAGAATATATAGCAGATGCAGAACCATCTTTAGGTATAACAATTAATTTAATTTCATACTCTCCAGGCCAGTTATACGTGTGTGGTGGGCTCGTAATAATACTATCAGTTACTTGAGTGATCTCTAATTCAGTACCGTCCCCGTACTGTACAAATAAAGAATATAAGTTAAGTACAGTAGCTGGTTGTACGCCGGTTACAGTACTTACTGTAATCATTACAGGCGTTGCGAGAGCGTAACCACTCGTAGCAGTTACCCGAGTGTCTGCTATTTGAGTGGTAAACCCTGCAGTGTTTATGTAATTTGAAATAGCCATTTTTTATTAAATGGTTATTACAGACGTGTCTTGAGTAACATCTGATGTAACTATAATACGATTTGAGAAGTCGGTAATATCGTTAAAATAAAGCGCTTGGAAGTTTTGTAGTTGATAGTTTTTAGATGTAATTGTTATATCATTATCAGGATAAGAAGGATTCCATACTACTAAAGATATACCCTGTATAATTGCACTAGTGTCTAAGCGTTGTGTGTATACATTGCTTACACCTAATATACTTTCTATCTGTGCAGCTAATGTAATTAAGTCAATATTAAAACCTAGTGTTATGTTAGCTGGATCAAAATAAGACTGTACGATACCTGTTATTTTGTTTTGTATAAGCTGGGTAGAAATCTTTGCTGTACGATCTAATTTTACTACTAATCTAGTTTGTGAAATAATAGTATTAATATCAGCATCAGTTCCGTCACCGTAACCCACTGTTACGGTTTTATAAACCGGATCCATAATAATGACGTCTGAAGTTAAAGTTTTTTTATCAGCAGCGCCATTTATAATAAGAGATTTTTGCGCTGGTGTTAAATAGTTTATATTACTATTTGTATTTAATGGGGTAGCCTTTGGTAAGGCATAAATGTAAATGTTATTGAAATTACATGCAGTAGAGAATGCAATTTGATTGTATAATACTCTGTTATCTTGATTAGGGTTAGTTAAACCAATATTATACAAGTACCGCAAGTGATTGTTAACATAATCATTATTGCTATATACATTAGCATCTTGTACAATGTTATTGTATGTAGATAGTACAAAGTTTTTATAGTCTTGTGCAGTTACTAATCTATGTTGAGATTTAAATGCAGCAGGAGCATTTGAACGAATGCTATCAGGACTTTCCGCATCAGTATATACAGTAGATGGGTTAGCATTATCAAACTGTAATGTAGTTATATTGGTATCATCTAGATACTGTAAATCTGTACTAAACACATCAGCTTGTATGGTGTTCCATTGACCTGTGCTATATATTACAGCAGGTAAATTATCTAATGCACTAGCGCTGATTTCACCTTGTGTGCCTTGAGATACCAAATAATATACGGCAACGGTATCCCCTGAATTAAGAGCTTTACCGTTAATACCATCACCAAATTTTAATTCGTAATTACGACTTTCATTGTATCTTACTTCAAATGTTGTGTCTGTAGCATTTTGTAGATATAACGATTCTGTACGAGTCCATTGTGACCATTTCTTAGTGGTAATGTCTTTTACATATACATCAATATTGAAATGATCTACGTAAACTGCGCTACCAGGAGCAACAAATACTGTTTCATTGCTTAATCCTAAAGCGTTGTATAGTGGGTACTCAGTCCATTTACCTTGATAAAGAATCGTCTGGTTACCTATATTTTCTAGATATTGACCTACAGTAAGTGTTTTTGTAAAAGTAACATCTTGATTAAAGGTGTATGGAGAGTTGCCAACACGGATAAAAGTATAACGCGGTATAGTATATGAACCTATTCCTAGATCACTAGTAGCAGAGCACGTAAACGTTGTAGTTGCTGTTTGTATGCCGATTGGAGAGTAGTTAATTAACTTTACAACACGGTTAATATTTTCGTAAATCTGTGCATCTGAAAACATAGACTCGGATGAAGTCTTGTTTAGATAATACATCAATGTGTGAAACGAGTACGCAATAATACTAGTGATTGCGTTGAGGTTGGAGCCTTCAAGATACTGATCTGTGAACAAGCCGCTTTGTGTTAAACGGTTACGTATAAAATCTCTAATGGTTGTAGCATCAAACGCAATATATTCGTTTGGCTGAATGTTTAATGCTGATGCGTCTGTGTATGTTGTTGACATCTTTAGGAAAGGATATAGCCTGACTTACTTAAGACTCCAGGTACAACAAGAGTACTGTTGTTTAAATAAGGCATTGTTATATTTAATTCAATATAATAAGTTTGCTCGTCTGGATTCATCTGTATGTTTATATTCTGTACAGTTACTCTAGGTTCATATGTAGTTAATCCATTTAATATGGCATTACCAATTCTGTTACCTATAACCGAAGAAACAGGTTCAAACAAGTATTGAGCTAAATTTAATCCGTATGTTGGATTTAATAAATTCTGACCAGGTAATGTATTGAATAGAGCGTAAATTGAATTCTTTACTGCCGCTGCATCATAATCTGAAGTTAAGTCTTTAACTATAGGGTTAGCGAAATCTAAATGCAAATCAGAATATGTATAGTTTTTAGTAGAAACTGTACTTTTCTGTAAACCTGTAAAACTTATGGATGGCATTGTAAAATACTTAGGGAAGGAGTAAGTATTATCATTATATGAAAAACAGTAAGTTTAACTCTTTATTCCAGGAAGCCTATGATCGTTATACTAACGGAAACGGGTTTTTAGTTGGAGATGTTGTAAAATTAAAATCCGGCTACGAGAACAACGAAAACTTTAAAAAGTTAGGCGAGAATGTTAAAGAACGTATCAAATATATCATTAAAACTGGAAACAACATTAGAGTTGGACGTTTACATAACGATAGTGTAGCGTCTAGATACAGTGCAGAAGGTTCAGGAGCTGCACCAGCTAATCTTGCTGATTGTTATGAAGAGTATGCACCAGGTGCATGGCGTAATTTAGTTACTATACCAGTTGAATGTTTAGAAGAAATTAATACAGGTGCTGATTTAGCTTCTGTACCGGATGGACAAAAAGATACTGAAGAACGTGTTTCAGGACCAACCGAGTTTGGTAAACACAAATGGCATAAAGGTAAAGCTGTTGAAGATCAGAACGAGCTCGGTAAAAAACAAAACTGGATCAAAAAAGGCGATTACAAATTAGCTGAAAAAAATACAAAACCTTCTGTAGGTGCAAATTCTTATAATGATGAATTACCACCTAAAGTAAAAGGTTTAGAGAAAGCTAAAGAGCTAAAAGAATCTACACTACAAAAAACTGAAAACGCTTTAGATAGCCTTTACATTAAGATTCTTAACGAAGATGTAGGTACAATGTCAGGTGGAGTAGGTTCTCCTGATGGTAACCAATTAGCCGGTGGTGCAGAAAATTCCATTGAAACTGAATATGCACCTGCTAAGAACCCTAATGAAGGTCCTTACATTAACGGTAAACACGTTGACTTAAGTTCAGTTGAACTTGATAACGTTGATTTAGACGATCCTGATTATAGCTCGGCAATGGCTGTAGCTGCAGTATTCATGGATGGTACTCCATTAGATCCAACTGAACTTGATGAATTAAATCAAGACAGAGAAGCAATTCAAAAAGTAGCAAATGAATTTACTACTTCTCCAACTACTGACGGAGATGAAGAAGTAATTTCTAATGACGAATTAGATGAAGCTGTTTGCCCTATTTGCGGTAAAAATGTATGTGCTTGTAAGAAAGAAGCTATATCAGAAGATATTAGTTTTAAAGCACCTAAAAAGACATTTTTACCAGGCGGGGATGTAAACGATCCTGCTTCAGCAATTAAAGCTTCAAAATTCTCACACCACGGTAGTTAATGCTATTAAGCAGCTAAAGAAATTGATCTCTTGATCCATTACTAAAGCTGAACGATAAAGATATTCAGAGACTTGCAGCAATGCAAGTCTTTTTTTATCTTCTGATATAGAGCTCTTATACACCGCATTAAACAGATCTTTCATTAACTTAGGATAGTCATTTCCAAAGGTTTGTTCCGACTCTATAA